CTTTTCTTCCCCGAGGGAATACTCCATCGCATTTACATAGGAGTAGGTCGCCATCTTTGTGGCTTCCACGGAATTGATCAGGCCGCTGATGTCCTTATCGTTCTTGCTCTTGGCATCCGCGAGGCGAGAGTTCTTGCCGACACACTTGAGCGTGCATTTTCCATTGATCTTTACCGTGATAGAGGTGATCGCCGCCATCTTGGTTTCATCTGCCTGACCGCCGGTAAAGGTCAGGATGTCGCCGGGATCGAGCGCCGGATCTCCGATGGTCTCGGAATCGAACGGAACGTAGTTGATGACCGCGACGGTGTTCAGCAGATTTGTGAGTATCCGCTTTCTGGTCTCGTCCAGACCGAACTGCAGCAGGTAGTTGACCTCAAGGTTCATGGTCAGGCCGTCGTCCGGATCGAGGGCATAATATTCCGCAGTCTCTGTTCTCCTGTTCGTGGAGCTGATCGCGGTGTACCGGGTCACGAAGTCCGAAAAACTGGAGGAGTAGCGATGCGTATTATTGATCGTGACGGTTGGCTCTGCCGTGTACTGCACCAGCAGGAGTTTTCCTTCGCGGTTGATCTGGGCAAAGCAGCCGAGCGCCTGCGCAAGATAATGCAGGAAATCACGCCAAGTCTCGATGTCGTTTTCCGGGTAGACGCCAAGCAGCTCTGTGCCATTCGGCAGGGCTTCGATTTCTTCCTGAGTCTGTGCGAGTTCCACTTTGCATGCCGTACACATGACGGTGAGGAAGTCATAAGGATACCCGCTGGACTGCGCTTCGTTATATTCCTCGTCGAAGTTCAGCATGGCGTCGTAGGCTTTGAGCTCCAGCGTCTTTATCTGGCGGTTGGCCTCAGCCACATAGAAGATGCCCATCGGGACGTCTTCAACTGTGCCGTCCGGGAGGTTTAAGTGGAAGTACAGCTTTATCTCTGCATTCTCCAGAGAGTAGCGGTCTATGTCCGAAAAAAGAGAAATGCCCAGCTCCGCCGCATAGACAGAGCCGAGCTCGATCTCGGAGCTTCCGGAGCATTGCCTTGAAACATATCCGGAGCCTTTTACGATATCTTCATTCGTGAAAGCATATTCTTTTCCGGTGGTCGTGGTGATCGTTCCTGACCATGTGAAGGAGCGTGTGTTTTCCTGTATCGCAGTTTTATATGTGTCTGATACGCTGTACATAGACGATGCTCCTTCCCGTTAATATTCCTTCAGCGTGAAGCTGACTTTCCATAAGCCTTTCTTGCTCGTGTCGTGGGCGAGGGAAACCTTGAAGCCGTCCATGTACATTTCCCGGTTCTCCCTGACCATCGTTTCTGTATTGAAAAAATCAACATAGAGCTTTGGCTGGCTCCGCATCCCTGACAGGGTCTTAAGCCATGCCGGAGAGACCTGAAAGGACACGGATATTTCAGCCACGCCGGAGCGGACAATGTCGCGCTGGGTGGTTCCTGCCTCGGTCTCTCCGGAGGAGTCTGCCTCCACGTCAGAAAGGGACAGGTCGTATGATGTCGGAAGCGGCATCTCAGTGCCGTCGATCCGCAGGTAATTTGTAAATGCCATCATCTGCCTCCTGACCGGAGCGCCATCCGCTGCTGGGCTGTAACAATAGTCTCGTCAAGCAGCGTGCCTCCAAGATAAACCGGAATGGTGATGTCGCCTCCGCCGCCGACTCCCGAAAGAGCAGTGACGATGGCAGAGGTCTGGCTGGCCACGGATTCCTGAATCATCGCCCGCAGGGAATCCACGCCGACGATAGCTTCCGCACCGGCTTCTCCACCTCCGAGCAGCGTGTTCCCGCTCATACCGAAGATGGTCGGCGAGTCGAGGATCATGCCGTTATTCATGGCCTTCTTATACCAGGAGACCGAGAAGTGCGGGATGGACGGCGGGTTCAGGGAAAAGTTGCCTGTGATAGAGAAATGCGGCAGCTTAATCTTCGGCAGCTCCCAGTGGAAGTTGAATACATTCTTCAGCTTGTTCACGATACCAGAGATAAAGCTCCAGATCCCGTTGAAGACACTGGAAACTGTATTCTTGATGCCGTTCAGGATACCTGTGATCGTGCTCTTTATAGCGTTGAAGGCTGTGGAGATGCCGTTCTTCACAGTATTTACCACGGTCATGATCGTGGACTTTATCCCGTTCCAGACAGTGGACACCACGGATTTGATGGCATTCATCACTGTGGTTACGGTCGTCTTGATCGTATTCCAAGCCGTGCTGATAAAGGTCTGGATTGCCGTGACGACGGTTGTGACGACAGTCTTTATTGCGTTCCATACGGTCGTGACCACAGTCTGTATTGCAGTCAGGACGGTCTCGATGATCGTCTTGTAGATATTGAAATATGTGGTGATGACGGTCTGTATCGCAAGGAACACCGTTTCGAATACAGTCTTTATGGCATTCCAGATGGTTTCAAAGAAAGTCTTGATCCCATTGAAAACCGTCTGCACCGTGGTCGTGATCGCCGTCCATGCTGTGGTAAGGAACGTGCTGATAGCCGTGACCGCTGTCTCAAAGATTCCCTTGATCGTCTCCCAGATCGTAGTGAAGAAGGTCTTGATTGCCTCCCACGCTGTGATGACGGCCTGCTTTATGGTTTCCCAGAGGTCGATCCAGAACTGCCGGAAACCCTCGTTCGTATTCCACAGATAGATAAAGGCCGCGACCAGGGCAGCAATCGCCGCGATGATCAGGACGATGGGGTTGGCCAGCATAGTCGCGTTCAGAGCGGTCATTGCACCTTTCACCACACCGATAGCAGCAGAGACCTGCGGGATGATCGTCATGATGGTTCCGACCGCCGATATGATCTTGCCGACGACTACCAGAATCGGGCCAACGGCAGCGGCAACGAGGGCGATCTTTACAATGGTTTCCTGAATCGGTGCCGGGATATTGCTCCACATCTCAGCAAAGCCCTTCAGGGCAGCCGAGATGTCCTTCAGCACAGGAGCGAGGACAGTCGCGAGGCTGTTCCCAATCTCCGCACCGGTCTCCTTCAGGGAATTCATCGTCATCTGGAACTGGTCAATCGGGTCGAGGGTCTCATTGAAAGTGTTTTCTACACTGCCTTCAAAATCACCGAGGGAACCGGAAAGGTCATCGAGATTCAGCTTCCCGGTCTGGACGGCATTGTAAATAGCCGCGCCTGCCTTGCTGCCGAAAAGATCGTAGGCCGCCTGCAGCTTCTCGGTCTCAGAGCCGTTGCCCTTCATGGTTTCAGAGAAGCCCGCGAGTGCCTGATCCAGCGTCTGGCCGTCCTTCGTCGCATTTTTCATGGCGGTCTTCAGACCCATCATGGCAGCGGAAGTATCAAGGCCGGACATCTCGACCATGCCCATGAAGCCAGCAGCCTGCTGGGCACTCAGTCCCATTTCCTTCAGCTGGACAGCATTCGTGGAAAGTGATCCGGCAAGGGTATCCATGTCGATGCCAGTTGCCTGACCGGTCGCATTCATGGCATCCAGCAGACTGTCCGCTTCACTTGCATCCATGCCGAAAGCATTCATGACAGCGGATACGTTGTCGATTGAGGTCGAAACATCTGTGTCATTCAGCTGGGCGAATTTGATGAACTTTGCAGAGAGGTCATCCAGAGCCTGCCCGGTCAGGCCGAAACGCGTATTGACCTCGCCGACAGCGGCACCGGCAGTTTCGAAGTCTGTCGGGATCTCTGTGGCGAGGTCTTTTACGATCTGGTTCATTTCTTCCAGCGACTTGCCAGTAGCGCCGGTTTTCTGTTCTACAATATCAAGGCCGGAATCCACCTCGTTGAAAGCAGCGAGGGAGGCTGCGCCGATTGCCACGATAGGAGCGGTCACTCCCGTGGTCAGGCTGGTGCCGACGCTGGATATCTTGCCGCCGACTTCCTGCAGCTTGGTGCCGGTCGCTTTGAGCGTTGCAGAGATGGAAGTATCTGTGGTCTTGCACTGCTGTTCGAGGTTCTTGAGCTCGTTCTCGGTCTCGATGATCTCACGCTGCCATGCATCGTATTGCTGCTGGGTGACGGTACCG